TTATATTCCTGTGAACTCTCCTTTAATATAGGTGTATAATTAGGATCGAAATTTTCATATATCATTTCGCCGTCGCCAGTGAGTAACCAGTTTAGGTTTAATTCCGAATAAACCTGGTGTATTTTCTCTATAACATCGCTACCAATTGAGCCATTATTTTTAATCTGTTTCCCAATATATCCATTGGAGGCGCCTATTGACACATCGAAAGCATGGAGACTAATTCTCTTGTATTCAATGTATTCCACCAATCTTTGTAAAATTTTCTTCATTATTGGAAAATAATCTCGTTTTTTCTTGACAAATCGGAAAATATCCTATATACTTGTACAACAATTCCGGCACAAATATATGAATAAAATAACACATAAGTCAATAGCAGAGATAAAAAAACACCTGAGACGCGGTGATTACGAGATGATCAGCATGTTAACCAATATGAAGTATAAGCCAGAGACCATCAGGCGCATGATTAACGGCCAGCGAACCATAAACGATACGGTAATTGCGGCTTGCAACAAACTAATAGAATCGAGAAAACGTCTTTTATCAATGTAGAAAATATCCGAAATGGAATATTATAATAACATATTGTGTATTAGCGGCCTCGAACTTCACACGGTAATTCCTACAGAAACCGTTAAAAAGATGATTCAACGCGGGACTGCTATAAGAATTCGCAAGGCGTGTAATAATAAACCATCGCTTATTGAAATTGAAAGCCTTCCGGCAAACTACAAAACACCTTTTAGAGACAGCATCGAACCCGACCCGCTTGCGCTAACATTCTTTACAGAATACAGGCTCAATGACGGGCGGGTTCTTCCACAACGTAACATTCAGGAATATTGCAACGACGCGGCTATTCTTAACTCGCTTCGCAAGGTAATATATGGTATGCAAGCCAGGAGAACGGCACTTGGAAGTTCGTTAAAGAAATTCTGGCCTAAAGCAGTACTGGCGGTAAATAACTTAAGAAATGAATATCCTTGCAGTCTTCCAAGTTCGGAAAAACGACTTAAAGAACGCTACGACGCTTTTTTTAGTGATGGGTACGAGGCACTTATAAGCCGAAAATTCTGCAATGACAACTCCCGGAAGGTTACTTCTAAAATTGAAAACCTTATTTTATCGCTTTATACTTCGACTGATAAGCCTTACGGCACAAGCGTACACGAACAATATTTAAAGTTTATTAACGGACAAATTAACGTTTTTGACCAGGAAAGCGGTGAGTTATTCAATCGCGAAGACTTCTTTAAGGGCAATGCACCTATAGAAATAAGTGAAAGTACCGTATGGAACTATATTAATAATGGTGTAAACAGAATACTGGTAGACAGTAAACGAAGCGGAAAACTGGAATTCAACAGCACACACAGGCCTCACCATGTTAGAAAATCGCCTGAGTTTAGTTTCAGTAAGGTATCGATGGACGACCGCGATTTGCCCCGTAAGTTACATAGTGGTTTGCGTGTTAAGGCTTATTATGCCTATGATGTGGCCAGCGGTTGTGTAATTGGAAAATCGTACAGCAAGGACAAAGATCGCATATTATTTACTGAGTGTGTGCGCGACATGTTCCGGCTTATTGATACGAATAATTTCGGCGTACCTATGGAGGTTGAAGTCGAACACCACCTGGTAAACAACTTTTCTGATGGATTAATGCAAGCTGGTTTAGTTTTTCCGTTTGTGCGCTGGTGTAACCCCGGTAACTCGCAGGAAAAAAGGGCTGAACATTTTAACCGTCAGAAGAAATACGGCGTGGAAAAGAAAAGCCAGATAGGTATTGGCCGGTTTTACGCAAAATTAGAGGCCAATAGAACAAAAACAGAATATGGCCAAAAAGACAAAACATTCGGTTTCGATGAACTTGTGGCAGATGATCTGCAAATTATTAAGGAATATAATAACCAACTACACCCCAACCAGAAGAAATATGCAGGACAAACCCGCTGGCAGGTATTGTGCGCCAATTTAAACCCTAATCTATCGAAAATTGACAAAGCAGTACTGCTAAAATTCATCGGCGATAAAACAGACACAACCATACGCAGGAGCCAATATTGCCAGGTATCGGGTTGCAAGTACCAGATTGAAGACATTTCGGTTCTGGACAGGCTTAATTCAAATAACTACGAGGTTACAGCCTACTACCTTGCCGATGCAGACGGACAAATACCTGAAATATACCTCTATCAGAAAGAAGTATTTATCGGAAAGGCAACGAAAATAATTGCTTACAACGAGGCCACAGCCGAACAGACAGACGACGACCGCGACGCTTACACCGAACAAGCCAAATATGTAAGCCATTTCGACAAGCTGGTAAAAGAAGGCAAAAACAAACTTATAAAGACCGGTATTATTGAGGTTAACGATTTTGAACAAATCGATAAAATTGAGCCCGAAACGGTTGGTTTCATAGATATCAAACCATACGACGACACACTCGACACAGAAGACTTTGAAGAATACTACAGCTCTGAAAACATGAGAAAAAGGGCTATAGAACAATTATAAACTAAAACACCAACGCAATGATTACAGAAGACTTTAAATTGAAAATTACCCATGCATTAGTAAATGCACGGGAGCATTTCGGCGGAACAGACGAAAAGTTTGCCCGTTCGATTGGTATTAGTGCCGCTCAGTGGAGCCGCATAAAAAGAGGCGACTATGACAAGGTAGTTAGCGAACCTATTTGGATTACCTGGGCTCGCCAGTACAATGTACAACTTCGTACAGAAATACAGTGGAAAACCGCAAAAACGCCGGTTTACGAATTCGTAACCCAGCAGCTTGAAAACTGTCAGGTAAATTCAGTAAGCGCCTTATTATGCGACCTTGCCGACATTGGAAAAACATATACCGCAAAAGTATATGCCAATACCCACAAAAACGCCGTTTATGTGGATTGCTCGCAGGTAAAAAGCCGACAGAAACTTATACGTTATATAGCCAAATCATTCGGGGTTGGGTTCACTGGCCGCTATACAGAAGTGTATGAAGATTTGGTGTTTTATCTTAGGACAATACCCAACCCCCTTATTATTTTCGACGAGGCAGGCGACTTGCAGTACGATGCATTTCTCGAACTTAAAGCACTTTGGAATGCCACCGAACGATCTTGCGGATGGTGTATGATGGGCGCCGACGGACTGAAAGAAAAAATGCGCCGTTCCATCGACTGTAAAAAAGTAGGATATACCGAACTTTTCAGCCGTTATGGCGGGCGATACCAGCGCATTACCCCCGACGGCAACAAAGAACAGGTAAAATTCCAACGCTTACAAGCTTCGCTAATTATTAAAGCCAACGCACCAGAAACCGACGTACAGCAGATTATTGCCAAAACCGACGGTTCGTTGCGCAGGATATATACCGAACTATCTAAACTATCAGCTTAATGGGAAGGGCCTTTACTGTGAAAAACCTGATAACAAAAAAGTTTAATACAATGCCTTTTGAAGGTTCCTGGCTTGATTCATTTGGCAGCCCTGAAAGGGCTTGCCATTGGACTGTGTGGGGACAAAGCGGCAGCGGTAAAACCACCTTTTTGTTAGAACTTGCAAAATATTTGTCGCAATTCGACAGGGTTATTTACAATTCAAAAGAAGAAGGCCTCTCCGAATCTCTCAAAATTGCTGTAAACAGGGTTGATTTAAACAATGTTCCTTCGGGACATATATTGTTTACCGACGAAAACCTGCCAGAGCAAACCGAGCGTTTATCCAGAAAAAAGAGCCAGAATATTATTATAAACGACAGTATACAGGAAATGAACTTCAACAGGCTGGAATACCTGGCGTTTAAAGACATGTTCCCGAACAAACTTTTTATTTGGGTAAGCCAAAGTACCCCAAACGGTAAGCACCCATCGAACTACTTAGGGCAGTTTATACGCCACGCCTCGCCGGTGAAAATTAATATAGCCGGGTACGTTGCATTTGTAACCAGCCGGTACGAAGGTGGAAAGCCTTTTGTTATTTGGCCGGAAGGCGCTACCGAATACTGGGGACTAGATTACTCAGAACTTAAAAACCCAAACAAATGAACCTAATAGCAACACTTTGTTTTTTTCTGCTTTGCAGCCTTGTTATGACATTTTTATGCACCAGGGCAAAAGAAGCACAACAGGAAAACGACGCTGCGCACGACAACAAATTTTATAATGCCGACGACGACAGCGACGAAATGTTATTCATGCACTAAAAACACACACATGAAACACTACGCAATAACATACGACGCCGACCGCAGGAAACTAACCATTTACCACAATGGCAAAGTACTGGGTGGCATGATCGGCAAAATTGCCGAACAGCGCTTTCAGGTTTTGAAAGCTGAAATTGAAAAAGTTGATATGGTTAAAATACCCACTTATGGACATAAAGCAAAAACGCCAAAAGTTTAATACGCTATTGTATTACGGACAAATGCGCGACGCCAAAGAACATATACTTAGTGGTATGGGTGTTAAGAGCACTACCGAACTAAGCGAAAAGCAACTCGACCAGGTTATCGACCGCGTGCAACGCATTGTTGATGAAAGACAAAGCACACAAGACAAGCAGGTACGCGAATGGCGCCACAAATGCCTATTAATGGTAAACGCCTGTGGTATTGATACAAAGGACTGGAACGCTGTAAACGCCTTTATGCTCGATAAGCGCATATCAGGAAAACACCTGTACGAACTCACTCAAACCGAACTGGTTGAACTACACCGCAAATTGCACAATGTAAAGGCTAATAAGGATAAAAAACAAGCAGAAATAAACCGGTTAAAAACATCGAATTGAAATGACACCATTAGAACATATAACAAAACAGGTTAATATAATTAAGTGTGAGTGCGCCAGTTACTACGGGTTAACTACCGACGATATGAACCTAAAAACCAGAGCGAGGGACATCGTGCAATTAAGGTATTTATCGATGTATTTCATACATAAATACTTTCAGCAGAAATTAAGCCTTGTAAGTATAGGTTCCTACGTTTCGGGTAAAGACCACTCAACGGTAATACACGCTATTAAAACAATAAACAATTTAATTGAAACCGACCGTACACTAAAAAGACAGGTCGAAGAAATTGAAACGCGGATAAGTTCAAAAATAATTGTTTCGATGCCCGAACCAACCCAAACAGTAAAATTCCCTATAAATGCCAGTTTAGATTTTGCCACGCCGGGCGAAGACAAACCAGTTATGGTAAAAATTATTTACGACGGTTCAAGGCAACAACTTACTATAATGAACAATGGCATACCACAATCGCAGGTAAGTGGAATAGATGCTTTAAGCCAATTTAAACAGTATATAAACAACATAACACTTTAAAACATGGAAAACATTCAAAACTTAACAGTTGAACAGCTGGAAGCAGCTCTCGCCGAAAAGAAGAAAGAGGCCAGGCAGGAAAAGGCCAAAAAACGCGAAGAATACGAGCAACGGCGCGATGCCCTTATAGCCACAACAATGGAACGCGCCAAAGTGTTGCACAACCAGATGCGCGATTATAAACAGTACGCTTTAAGTGAGCTTGTTGCATTTCGCGAAATGGCGCTGGAATATGGCGATATACGCAGCAACAGCAAGGGCGGTTTTAGCCTGCGCCACAGCACTACCGGCGAAATGATAAGTCTAGACAGGAACGCCGTACCCG